CATTTCGAACCGATTTGCCCGAATGATCGACGTCAGCCTTCGCGTCATTCGAGGTCATCAAAGAGGTCCCGAGTGCGAGTGTCACGGACGCGGCGATCCCCGCCGCGCGGAGGTTTCCCAGCGCTCGCGCCCAAATAGCCGAGTTCTTCGCGTCTAACTCCTGCTCCACCTCCGCAAGCGTCTCGAATGGCGGCAGCCCGGCCAGTTCTGCAAGTACCAGAATTTGGGCTGCGTCCGGCTTCCGAACGCCTGAGCGCCAGTTGGAGAGGCGCGATTGTTCAATGCCGAGCAGGTCGGCCACCACGCCTAGTGAGCCTTGTTTGCGCTTTGCGGCATCAAGCAGTTCGCTAATCGTCATATCAATTCCCCTTGACAATTTGCCACTTCGTCAAAAATAATGCGTTCCGTGTTTTGACGAATCGGCAAATTTTTGCCAGTTCGTTCAGGCGGCAGTCTATCCAGCTTGGCCGGAAAGGTAAACCCGTCGGGCTGCGGCGGCGGCTGGTCTGGATTGGGTTGTGTGGGGAGCAGTTCTGCGGTTGGTCGTGCCTCGTTGACCGTGCGACTTTGTCCCCACGAAGCGCACGGTTGTTTTGGCGGGTGGCCCGTCGGCCCCCGCCCTTTTTGAGCGGTCCGGCAGTGTGGCGGAAAAACTACAACGTTGTGGGGGCCTCTATGGCAAAGCAGGCGCAGGACAGATTCACCGGCGACATGTTCGGCAATCGGCCGGGTCGTCCGGCAAAGGCCAATGCGATGACTGGTGCGCAGCGCGTGGCCAACTTCCGCGCCCGCCGTCGCCTCATTCCCGTTGCGTGTAACGAAAACTCCTGCGAGTGGTGCGGTGCGCCGTCGCGCGGTTGCAGCGTCTGCGGCCTCCCCCCCTCCCAAACCAATCTCGGCTGAGTTCTAGACATGGGCAAGCTCAAGGCAGCATTTCAGTCGGGTGCAATTCGTACTCCTAAATCCGTCCCGTGCAGCGGCACCGCCGCTCCTGCCCGCAGCGACAGCGAGGACAGCAGCGGCGGGGCCGCTGCTTTTTGCCCCCCCCGGACTAACAGGGGGGGAACGGAAAGGCCGGCCATTGCGACGGTGCAGGAACTCCAAATGGTCATGACGGACACGGGCGAACTGAAAACGGTTCTGGTGCGTCGGCCGGTCAACGAACAGATTGCGATGGTCGACACGCTGCGGTTCACGGTGGGCGAGGAAACATGGAACCGGACGGCGGGCATTCAGCTTGTTGCCGATGAGGCGTTCGTCTTCGAGGCGAGCAAGCACCTGACGGAAATCTTCGGCTTCGGCATCACGCGCGATCTGAAGAAGAGTCGCGATTTCTACACGAACGCGTGGGAGCTGGGTGACAACTATGGTCACGTCGCCTTCGGTGGTGCCAGCCAGCGCGGAACGATGCTCATCAACTTGAACGGCCAAGGTTGCATTGCAGCTAAAGCCGGGTGGGAATCCCGCTTGCACGACTTCCTTGTCGATACGGCCAAACGACCGACGATCACGCGGGTTGACCTCGCTCACGACTGCATGGAGGGGGAATACACAGTCGATCAGGTCGATGGTTGGTACGACGACGGCCTGTTCACCTGCTCCGTGAACGCCCCGCACCATGAGTACAAGGGTGATTGGAAGAAGCCGAACGGCAAGGGCCGCAGCGTGTATATCGGCCTGCGCAGAAACGGGAAGCTCTGCCGCGCATACGAGAAAGGCCGCGAGCAAGGCGACGCGGAGTCGGAATGGCTGCGTGTCGAGGTCGAGTTTCGCAATAACAAGCGCGTCATCCCGCTCGACGTGCTGCTCGATCCGTCGAGCTACTTCGTAGGCGCGTATCCGTGCCTTCGTCTCCTCGATGCAGCGCGCACGCCCGAAAAGATCGAGATCAAGCGCAAGGCAGCGGAAATCAACGTCGATGCCAGCCTGCGGAACATCCGCACGAGCTACGGCAAGTATGCATTCGTGCTTCGAAACCTCTTGGGCGACGAGGATTTTCTCGACGCGATCACGAACCAGTCTGGCGAGTGGCCGGAACGGCTCAAGGTGCCGGATTACGAGACCTGCGCGACGCCTCTGCACGCCCAGCCGTGCGAGCAAGCATTCAACGATTTAGACCCCTCTGGCGATGGCTGGACAGAGGAAGCGGTCTTTGCACCAGCCGCTATGACAGGAAGCGAATCATGCGATTCAAGAGCGATGTGAAGGTGTTGGGGATGAAGTCGAGCAAAGGCCAGATGGATAACGGTACGGCCTTCGATAGCACGAAGGTCTATACGGAGACCGCGCTCGATGACTCGAAAGGTACGGCTAAGGGCTTCGCAGTCGCAGAGTTCACGCTCGGCACGTCGGCTGAGTTCGACAAGTACAAGCACCTGCCCTTCCCCTTCGAGGCGACGGCCGAACTGGAGATCGTGACGAACGGGAAGACTCAGAAAACCGTGATGCATTCCCTGACGCCGACGGCTCGTTCGGCGAAGGCGAGCTAATCATGGACGGCAGGGTCGTGTACGTCGTGCAGGACCTTGTTTCAGGGGGCTTCCTGCGGCCCGATACAGGGGACGTGGGCCGGACAGATCGCTTACGTGACGCTGGCGGATTCGAGGATATCGGCGAGGCGCATGAGGCCGGTATCGATCACTGCGACGGTGCTTTCGACGTCGTCGCGCTGATTTTCTTCAATAGAGGGGTGTGAACAGGATGGCTGCGGGCACGACACGTTACGTACTGGTTTGCGCGCCGGTCTCGTCGGCAGATCAAGCGAACGCAACGGATCAAGCGGTATGCCCGCCCAGTAGCGAACAGTTTTTCCATGTGCAGGCAGTACAGGCGTATGTGCTCGATGCAGCAAGCGCCGGATACATCGATGCGGCAGTGCAGCCCTTCGATTACGGTCAAGCGGCCGGATTCTGGGGTGCTGCATTTACGTCGGTCGTAGGTCTGTATTTCGCGTGCCGTGGGATTGGTGAGGTCGTCAACATGATTCGACGGCTGTAGAAACGCGTGCCGGGCGCTTCCCGGCTATTTCTGGAGTGTATGTATGAAAACGAAGTTGCAAGCTCTCAAGGCGCTGTCCGTGCGCTCGGTTCTCGTCGGCGTCGCGGCCGTGCCGGCTCTGGCTCACGCTGCCGACGGTGGCGGTATCGACTATACGGCGATGTTGTCGAAGATCGACTTCGCAACGACCATCGCGGCCGTCATGTCGATCGCAGCGCTGCTCGCCGGTCTGTACATGGCGATCAAGGGGGCGAAGATCGTTATCGGTATGGTGCGCGGCGCGTAAGTTAGCCCGCGTTACGGGGTGAGTGTTGAGGGGGCCTAGTGCCCCCTCTTTTTTGATGGGTCGAGACAGACATGACCAATGTACAGGCGTGGTATCTGGTGATGTTCGCATGGGGCCTGCTGTCAGCGTGGGCCGTCATTGAGGGGATGCGAGGATGAACACTAAGAACGCATGGATAGCATTGTTTGCGGCCTTGGCGATGGTTTGCAACCAGCAAGCACATGCGCAGGCGCTTCTCTTGCCGATTGAGAATTTCGCAATCAATCGTGTTGAAGCTGCGGTCCTATCACGGATCGCGATTCAACGAGGATTCGCAGCAAACGATCCGCGAATCGCTGCAACGCTTACCGGGATGAGTTCCGCATCCACGGCGCTGAATGTTGCTGCGACGGGTGTAGGGGCCGTAATGGCCGTCGCTGGTGCGCCGGTGTGGCTGACGCTTTTAGCGGGCCTCGGTATTGTGGTAGCGGGCACTGCCCTCGTGATGGATTCGGCTGGAAAGAAACTCAAGGTCGAGCTTAGCAACGACGGCAAAGTCGTGTCGGTCAGTCCTGTCGCGGATCTGCCTGCCGCGTATCCGGATCCGGGCCCGATACCGGTACCTACGGGGGCCTTGGAAACCCCGCAGTCGCGTGCACGTGCGTTCGGTATTCGAGTATTCAAAAATTCGAACTGCAGTCCGAAGTGGCCGTGTTATGCCTTTCCGTATGCCTCGCCCGAAACAGCGGGAGGACTTTTCCACCTCTCCGACGGGGCGAACGATCTGTATGCGGACTCGCTCGATCAGGTGTCACGCTACAACGCATACCATGATTGGTACATGGGGCGTGACGGCAAGATAGAGGGCAGATTCTTTCCTGAAGAAGTGCTTTCGAGCGTTACCTACTTTGCCAAGCGAGAAGACTGGCTGGATGGTCCTTGGAATCTGTACACCAAGGCAGTCACTCGCGTTACCTATCAATGTGAGAACGGCAAGCCGGCCCTGTGCAATACAGTAAAGACAACGGTCGATCGCTCCTCGTGGCAATTTGACCAGAGTGTCGTTTCGTTAAGCGGCGGCGACCTCTCGAAGCTCGTAAAGAACATTACGCCCCAAGCTGCAAATGCAAAGATGCCAGCGCAGACGCTTGCGTCATTGGTCGATGAGACTTGGAAGCGCGCAGCGGGGCAACCAAATTATGAAGGTCTTCCCTATTCGGCGAGGTCGCCCGTTACACGGCAGGAGGTTGAGCAGTGGATGGCGGATAACCCGAGTCTCGTTCCTACTCTCGCCGATTTGCTGTCGCGGGCTGCGACACCTGGAACAGCTGTCGTGATCGCGCCCAACGTGCAACCAAATCCCAACCCAGCGCCGTATCCGATGCCGGCCCCTACTCCGGATCCGGTTCCCGAGCCCCAGCCGGTTCCTGTTCCGAATCCCAACCCTAACCCGAACCCGAACCCCGACCCGAATCCTAACCCCAACCCCAACCCCAACCCCAACCCGAATCCGAATCCGAATCCGAATCCTGACCCGAACCCGAACCCGAATCCAAATCCAAATCCAAATCCAAATCCAAATCCAAATCCCGATCCAAACATCGCCCAAAACGTGAACGTCGTGAACACTCCAAACGTGAACGTGATAAATCGCGTGGCTGTCGATGTTGGCGAAGACCCGCAAGTTGCAGAGCCGTGGCTCGAAGATGCACCGACGGCGGAAATGATTTTGCGGCCGCTACTGAACTTGTTTCCCGATCTGCGTAGCTTCGAAGTGCCAGCACACAACGCCGTATGTCCTCGGCCTTCGATAACGCTGTTCGGCCAGCAAATCACTATTACTTCGCATTGCGAACTTGCCGAGCAATTCAGACCGCAGATTCATGCGGTGTTCGTTGCAGCGTTCGCACTCGGCGCGCTATTTATCGTATTGGCGGCATAAGGGGGAAGCTATGTGGGCGTTGCTTGTATCTGCGGTGAACCTGCTTCTATCGTTCGTGGTGCGATCGGTGATCGCAAAGTTCTTCGCTTACTTCGTGATGTACTTCATCACGACGGAATTTATCGATGTACTCCAGTGGTCCGGGCTGTTGCCAACGGCTGCGTCGCTCTCGGGGGCATTCGGCGGAATTGGTGCTGACGTCTGGTACTTCCTCGATCTATGCGCGTTTAGTTTCGGCGCGCAGCTGATCATCACTGCATTCGTGACGCGCTTCATCATTCGTCGCATTCCGGTGATCGGGTGACACATGGCAATCAATGCATATTGCGGGGTCATGGGGTCCGGAAAGTCGTATGAGGTTGTATCTGGCCCGCTGCTGGATGCAGTCGCAGCCGGTCGGAGAGTCGTGACGAACATCGATGGCATCAGCGAGGAACGCGTACATGCTTACCTGATCGAAAAGCGGCGTGCTTCTCCGGACAGGTTGGGTGCCATCGTTCATGTTCGGACTGCCGATCTCTTGGGAGAGCGATTCTTCCCGACCGAGGATGAAAGTCGTGATGGCGCGGTCGTGACGCCGGGTTTCGTGAAGCCGGGGGACTTCCTCGTGATTGATGAGGCGTGGAAGCTGTGGGCGGTGGGGATGAAAGTCACGCCGGAGCATATGAACTTCTTTCGCATGCATCGACACTTCGTCAGCGATGACACTGGCGTTTCGTGCGACGTGGCCTTGATGATCCAGAATATCGCCGACTTGCATCGGTCTGTCCGCGGCGTGCTGGAACTGTCGTTCGTCATGGTCAAGCTCAAAAGCTTGGGCCTGTCGAAGAAGTACCGCGTAGAGATGTATGAGGGCGGCAAGCAGACACTGAAGACGCGAGTCGGAACGTTCGTGCGAACGTACAAGACGGAAATTTTCCCGCTGTATAACAGCTATGTCGGTGGCTCCGGTGCCGAGGCGACAATCGACAAGCGGCAGAACGTGCTGGCAAACAAGACGCTCTGGGGGATTGTTGGCGGCGTCGCCGTATGCATGGTAGTCGGTGCTTGGGGCGCGTGGCGCTTCTTTCATCCACCGTCAAAGGTGGAGGTTTCGCACGCAGCGCTCCCGCCTCGGAGTGAGGCATCGTCGAGGGCGCCGGGAAATGTCATCGGCCCAATCGGTGAACCCACACAGGCATCGGCCAAGGTGTCGGATACATGGCGGATCGCCGGATCGTATCGCGCAGGCAATGTCGAGTGGGTGGTCCTCATTGGCGGCTCGGGCCGGTTGCGTGTCGAATCGCCGTCGATGTTCACAAGTGACGGGATTGTGCGAGTCGGGAAAATCGACGGTCAGGACGTTACGACGTGGTCCGGATCGCTAGGGGGCATGGTCTCGACAGGGGGCGGCCGATGAAACGGATTGCGATTCTCTCGCTCCTCGCCGCATCTATCGCGCACGCGGGGCAGGCGGTGCCCCCGGTGCCGACGTTGCCGCCGCTGCCGCCCGGAGCGGTCGGCCCGTCAGAGGCGGCATTCGTGTCGCCGAACGCGGCCCCCGCTTCGCTTCCGGTTCCGCTGTCGGCGCTGCCGCGCGTGTCCGGGACGCGTGTCGATTTGCGGTTCGTGCCAGTTGCGCAGGTAGTCGATCTGGTCTATGCCGATATGCTCAAGGTGCCTTACGTGATTGCGCCGGAAGTGCTCGCGGATCAGCGGCCAGTGTCGTTCCGATTTGATAAGCGTGATGGCGATATGCGCGACTTCATGCGGGGCTTCCTTGCATCGCTCGGCTTTGCGCTGGACACACGCGACGGGGTAGATTACGTCTCGAAGCGTGACGCGGCACCGAGCGAGGTTCAGGATAACTACGTGTATCGGCCACGCCATCGCGATGCGGATTACCTTTCTCGTCTTGTTCAGCCGCTATTTGCAGGCAAGTTCACAACCAACCGCGATATCACTACGTCGGCCGATGGCCGGATGCGCGCGGGTTCGCCGCCTACATCTGCGGCGGCGATGCTGGATCAGGAAACCGATACGCTCGTGTTCATCGGCTCCGCGCGCGAGATAGGCGCGCTGAAAAAGCTGCTTCCGCAAGTCGATACGCCGGCCGGTCAAGTTGCGGTGCGTGCGTGGGTGTACGAGGTCAGCAAGCAGGAGGACAACAATTCGGCGTTCCAGTTGGCGTTGAGTCTGCTGGGTGGGCGCGTTGGGGCGTCGATCGGGTCTGGAACTGTCGGCAGTGACGCGAACGCGATTCGGCTGCGTGCCGGTGGGTTTGAGGCTGCCATATCGGCGTTGAATAGCGATTCCCGATTCAAGGTCGTCACCTCGCCGAATCTGCGGGTTCGGTCCGGCCAGTTGGCCAGGCTGAATGTCGGTCAGTCCGTGCCGGTCGTCGGGTCTATTTCCTATCCAAGTACCTCGGGTGCGCCAGTGCAGAGCGTGCAATATCAGGACGCGGGCGTGATATTTCAGGTGCAGCCAACCGTGAAAGCAGAGGCGATTGATCTGACCGTCGTCGAAGAGATAAGCGACTTTGTGCGCACGACGACCGGCGTCAACAACTCGCCAACGAAGAACACGCGCAAGCTCGAATCGTCGTTCAGTGTCGAGGATGGGGACGCCGTGCTTATCGGCGGGCTGACGCAGGAAAAGGCCAGTCACCTTGATTCGGGCCTGTCATTCCTGCCGTCGTGGATGAGGGGGCACTCGAGCGGCGGGAGCCGCACGGAAATTCTGTTGCTCCTGCAGGTGCAGAAGCTGTGATGCCGGCTCGGCGGCGCTTTATCGGGGTCGCCGCTGGCGCTGTTCCAACCTTGCCTCGTATTCGAGTAGACGAATCTGTAAGCCGTTCGGGAGCCACTCCCATATTGCGAGGTACAGCGGGTGTTTCCAGAACGGCTTGCGCTGGATTTTGGGGCGTGTGTTCGGCGACGGGGAGCCGTCTTGGGGTCGGCGGTGCTGCTTGGGGTAGTAGTACGGATCTGGATTCTTGTCGTGCATGCTCCCCTCTCTGCAAAACTGCTCTTGTGATGCGCACCGCCGCACGCGGCCTACTTTGCCGGCGTGATGCTGATGTACGGCGCAAGCTCGGGCTTGTACTGCGCTAGCACGCTCAGGATTGCGCTACCAAAGCGACGCGCGAACTCGTCATCGACCTTGAAATCGAACTCCTCCAGTAGCACCGGAATATCAAGTTGGCCTTCGGTGACTGGTGCGACCCGCGCCTCGGGCACGACGTTACAAATCAGGGTCTTGGCTTCTGCGTCATAGCGCACGACGACGGCGCTTGGTTGTCGGTTGATGGTCATATCGGTCTCGTGTATCCCATGCAGAGGTTGTAGCGAAAGCGCGCTTTTTCGAGGCACATTGCGACTCCGCGCGACCCGCCCATCATCTTGCCGAAAGTCTGGCAATCGTCTTGATCCTTCTCCCATTTCATCATGCAATCTTCCTGCTGCTCAGGCGAAAGCGTATAGCCGCCGGCGACTTCGATAGCGCCGTCTGCCGGCGCGTCTGCGGAATACTCGAACGGCTGGGCGCTGCCGAGCGGCGTAGAAGCGTCTGCGAAGCTCGATTGCGGGGCCGCCGTGCTGTCCTGCATCGAGACGAAAGCGACGGCCGCTGCGCCGCCAAGCGCGGCAACTGCACCAAGGGCCCCAGCGCCCCCGGATGAGCCATCGGCATGGTAGCCCGTCGACGCTGCCTCATCTGATTCGAAGCTCATCGACATGGTGTCGGTCGACGCAATCAAGCGCGGGGGCGGCGCACATTTGCAGATGCAGAGATCGTTTTCGAGGCCGACCTGAGCGCCGTTGAACGACATGGACTGCCTCGGGCCGTCGTTCACGAGCCGGCCGTTCGTCTTGCAGACAGGGCACCATATCTGCGCCCCGTGGAACGCGATTGGGACGCCGCCGTTAAATCCCGACTGCACGCCCTCCAAAACGACGCCGCCCACGGTCGTTTTGTCGCCCTGTATTAATATTCTTCGTCGCACCGCTACCTCCTCTCAAAGGTCGGAGTACGGATGCTACCTCGATTTGAGTAGCCCCGGCAGCTGGTAGGTTTCAGTCCCGGCGCTCACTTGGGCGTCTAGCGTTAGGAGTGTCCGGCCGGTGCCAGGGCGACTTAGAGCGGCGGCCGTGATGCGGAGTCGTGGCGGTTGTCGCGCGGCTCAGCGCGGCTTGCCGGACCGAGTAGCGGGTATCTCTGACTAGGGGGAGCGCAGGCAGTGCCATATGCGCCCCCTCCCCTCTCTGCAAAGCTGCCTTTTACTGAGCGTGCGCCGGCTCGGCCTGTTCGGCTGCGCGATAGACCGCGCGCTTGATGCTCGACAGGTGGACACCGTACTCGTGCGCGAGCGCAGATAGCGTGTATTGCCCGGTGTGCCATTGGCGCACGACGCGGCGCTCGTCCTCGATCTTGAGCGCTCGCGGTCGGCCGAGGCGGATACCGCGCCTCTTGGCCGCTTGCATACCGCTCCTCGTCCGTTCGCGGATCATTTCCCGCTCGAATTCGGCGAACGCGCCGAGCATCTGGAGCATCAGCCGTCCGGCTGGTGTATTGGTGTCGATGTGTTCGGTAAGGCTCTCAAAGCCCGCTCCGCGCTCCTGCAAGCGATCGATGATGCTGAGGAGGTGTTTGAGCGATCGCGCGATGCGGTCGAGCTTGTAGACGACTAGGACGTCGCCGCGCTTGAGGTTTCGGAGGAGTTTGTCTAGGACGGGGCGGCGCAGGTTTGCACCTGAGCGCTTTTCTTCGTGGACTGCATCGACGCCGGCCTTCGTCAATGCGTCGATCTGCGCGCGCGTTTCCTGTTCTTGTGTGGAAACTCTGGCGTAACCGATTCTCATTGGAAATAAAAAAACGCCAGATTCTTCCACAGAATCTGGCGTTTCCTTAGGAAGAATTCCGAGATTGCATTCAATATCGAAATTCTTCGCTTATATGGCGGAGAGGGTG